TTACCAGTTGCAGATAACCAGTTCGCCGCTGGTTTTTTGCGTTTTGTCCCGACCAACGGAATAGATAAGCTCAAGGCGGGTGGTTCGAAAATCTTTGAATAACTCTCTAATATCGGGATGGTCGTTAATTGACATCATTACTTTGCCTTTGCTCTCAGCCATCGATTTCGCCAATAGTTCATATTGCGTCCAATCAAAAGAACGGTCATAGCCTGCGGTTTGCCAATACGGTGGGTCGGCATAGAAGAAGGTATGTTCGCGGTCATAGCGTTTGAAGCACCGTTCCCACGGTTCGTTTTCAACGAATACGCCGCTCAGTCTGGTTTTGGCAGCGGTCAGTTTTGCTTCGATTTGAGAGGCGTCCCATGCTTTAGATGTTGTTGCCGTACCGAAATGCTGTTGGATGGTTTTGCCACCGAAGGCATTGTGCTGGAGGTAGAAGAACCGTGCGGCACGTTGGATGTCTGTCATGCAATCTGGTGGTGTGCTTTGCAGTCGGGAGAAGACTTCACGGCTGGTCAGCGTCCACTCGAACTGTCTGACAAACTCATCAAAATGATGCTGAACGACGCGGTAGAGGTTAACAAGCTGTCCGTCGATGTCGTTGAGTACCTCTACTTTGGCAGGTTTCGGGCGAAGGAAAAAGAGTGCCGCTCCACCTGCAAACAGTTCGACGTAACAGGAATGTTCGGGGAACATGGGGAACAGGTGTTTTGCTAGGCGGCGTTTACCGCCCATCCATGGGACGATGGGTTGTGGTTTGGTATAGTCCATGAGTTACTCCTATATAGCGGGTACTCGCGGTACTCTTATCAATATAATGAATCATAATGTTTTGATGCTCGGTGGCATTCTGATGATTTTTAATTAGTTGAAGGTATTGATATTTTTGCAGCGCATACATTTTATTTGCACGCTGCCGCTGCCTTTTGCAAGCAGCCTGCCACAATATTTGCAGCGCAGTTCGCGGTAGTTTTGCATTTGCACTCACTCCAATTTTGGATAGAATGCCCAAGTCTCTAGAGACTAAGGCGGCCTTGAAGTCAATGCAGCTTGCCCTGCTTGGCTGGCGTACCGGTGTTCCGGCACCGGTACGTCGCCGTCCCACTTTAATATTTTTTATCCTCCTTTATTGAGGTTATTTATCAAAAGTCCCAGATAAACCTCTACCATCATTCAGCCTCGGCTTGTAGCTCGATGACGAGCGATATATCAGTCAGTTCATCAAGATTGGCCGCGGCATTGATTTTGTCTTCCGCCGCCTGCCTCAAGCCTGCCACATAAGCGGTCAACCGCTCGAATTTAAGCGTTTTTTCATAAGCTTTTTGCCTTAAAGCGTCGGGCGGCACGCCTCGAGAAGCGGCAATAGCGTCAAGCGTCGGCGTTGCAGCATTCTGGTCGGCATGCCATGCCTTCGCCTCGAAGGCCTGCGTTGTCCAAGTTGCCACCTCAAATTCTGGCACTTTATCCAAGCCCGCCGCACGGTCGATATAAGATTGCGCGGCGCGGTTTATTTCCGCCAGTTTTTCAGACTTCGCTTGTTGCAGCATTTTCTTTTTGGCAGTCGGTTTCAGCACCCAGCTGCCGCCATCCCATTCGTGGTAATCGGACGGGCGTGGTGGGGAAACGGTCAAATCGTTGGACACGATGCAGCCGGAATTGAGGGCGGCGAGCAGCTCGGCGTGTTGTTCGGGGCTTACGGGACGCGCGCCCTCGGGTGCTTGTTCGGGGGTGTTGCAGTCGTAAAAGGCTTGGTCTTTAAAATAAATTGTCATGTTTGTTCTTTCTGTCGGTTGGTCGGCGGTCAGGCGGCTTTGCCTACAGCAAACCATAAAATACAAGTGTCGGAGCCTGCCCGGTCTTCGTAGCTTGAGCTGACTTGCGCGGCGAATTTGTTTTTAGTGTATGAGCGGATCACGACGCCGCCCGACATGTTCCCCCAATAGGTGGCGTTGGGCAGATAAGCGGAGCTGGCGATTGAATAAATCTCCCTAAAGGCAACTGGGAAAAAGATTTCTTTTTGCCGGTGAACGCCCTCGATCGGCGCTTTGCCCCATTGCATCAAAATGCCGTTGGGCAGCTTAAGCCAGCCGTTCTCGGCGGCGTTGCCGGTTAATATTCCGTTGACGGCATTGCTGACGGCGGCAGAAAAATCGGTGATTTGGGCGGCGGTGTGGGTGTGGGCGAGGTCGGCTTTGTCGTTGCCGTCCGAATTGAGTTTTTTCCACGGGCTCCAGTCGTCGTTTGCGCTGCTGGTTTGGTGGCGTTCGTACACGTCGCCGGTGTAAGCTACATAGCCCAATTGACGGCACCAGCCGGGTTGCGTGCCTGCTATGACTTGGATGTGGCAGGCGGTGTTTTCGACGGGCAGGTGCGAGCTGCCTACCGCTGTCGGCAGGGAATAGATGCCGTCGGTTTTGAGGGTGTTCAAGTCGCCCCTGAATGTTTCGACTTTGAAATTGCCGATGCCGTAGCCGGCGAGCGTGTTCGGTTTGCCTTGGATGTCTTCGTTGAAACGCGGCTTGTTGGCGGCGTGGAAGATGTCGTGGCCGTTGTAGCTGATACGGTTGTTTGCGCTGTGCAGGCGGAGGGTGTCGTCGCCGAAGACGATGTGGGCGTTGTCGTTGTCTGCGCCGATGTAGGCTTTGTAGCCGCCGTTCCAGTGCGTCGGGTTGGCGGACAACCAGATGCCGCTTTGGAATTGGGTTTGGGCGGTAAAGGTTTTTTGGCCGTTGACGGTTTGGTCGCCGGTGGCAACTACAGCCAGCTTATTCAGTGCTGCCAGTAATTGATTAGGCTGCGACTTATCCGGCCGGATACCGGCCGCATTCAGCACGGCCAGCAGCTCGGATTGCACTTGGTTGAGCCACCACGCGGGCAGGATGGTGCCAGGCTCGCTCACGCCGTCGCCGTCGTGGAAGGTCTTGTCGGGGGTTTCGATGGGGTGCATGGTTTAGTCCTTATCGGTAGGTAAATCGGATAGCGGTGTGGGCGGGCTTGAGGCGGTTGAACAGGCTCTCGATCACGGCGTCGCTGTATTGGCTCAAGCGGCTGCCGGCGGTGCCGGAGCCGGCGCGGAAGCGCCACACGGTTTGTGATTGGGCGGACACGTCCACCCACCACACCCACATAATGTCTTCGCGGGCGAGGCGGTCGCCGGCGCGGTTTACGCCGGCACGAAAAGGCTGCGGCTCGCTGATGGTGATGGTGTAGCCGGCTGCGGCAGCCAGCCGGATGAAATACGGGATGCTCAGACCGCCGGTCTCGTTGAGTTTGGCCAGCACATCGGTCACGCGGCGGGCGTAGTTGTCGGGCTGCGGCGGATTGATGCCGATCAGTCGCTCCCAGCGCGTGATGTTGCCGCCGGCAGTGGTGGCATAGGCGGCAGCCAGCACCTGTGCCGACTGCGTTTGCACGCCGTCGAATATGGCGGCTTCCGCACGCCGCTCTGCTGCTTGATGCGTAGCGCGTACGTCATAGCTGACGGGCGGATAGTAGAGTGGGAGTAAATCAGCGTAAGTCATAACAGGGTCATCTCAAACATGCCCAAGGCGAGCCATTGGATGTGCGGGGTGATGGTGGCGTTTTGGTTGGCGGCCGGACTGTCGAGCACGCGGTCGCGCACGCCCGGGGTATCGCTAATCAGTGCCTCGATATGGCTTTTATAGACGGTGTCACCCGGCTTAATGGTCGCGAAATAGGCTGACAAGGCGCGCTCGGCAGCCTCCTTGACCGCAGGCAGGGTATAGCCGTCGGCCGGCGATACGCGCACCGATACATTGAGCGGCACGCGCTGCGGCGCCATCACCTGCACGTTTTTGGCGGTAACCGGGCGGCGTTCGTCGATATACTGTTGTACGGCGCGCACCACATCGGGAGAGGGTAAACCGGAAGCGGTAAGGATGGCCACATCCACCGTGCCCAAACCACGCCGCAGCGGATACACAAATGCCGCCTCCACCCCTGGCACGTCCATTGCCCAGCGGTAATAGTCGTAGGCGTTGCCGCCGGCGGGCGGCTGGCGCAGGCGCGACAGCAGCCTGTCCAACAGCGCGGCATCGCTCTCGATATCGGTGCCGCCCACCATACCGGTGAGCACGGCATCTGCCTCAATGCCGGCAGGCGGGCTTTGCAGTTTGGCCGGGGTGTTGTCCGGCTGATTGCCGGCGGCACCGGTGCTCAGGCAGTGGCAGGCAATCAATGCCTGACCGCTGCCGTCGGTTTGACCTGGTGCACTGGTTTGATAGGCAAAGTTGCCCACTTGGGCCACCAGCCCGTCAGGCAGCACGGTATTGGGCGCGCCGCTGATGCGGATGCTGCCCGATGCTGCGGCAGCCGCTTTGCGCCAAATGCGGTACATGGCGCAATGGCGCTCCAAATAGGCGGTGTCCGCCGTATCGGCAAACACCTGCCGCAAAATCCACTCTTGATGCCGGTATTGCCCCTCGGCCAGTGCGGCCAAAGCGGTGGCACGGGCGTAATTGTCGCTGCCGGGATGGGTGTGGGCGGCAGGTTGTTGGTTGCTCAAATCGCGCAGGTAGTCGCTGCGCAGTTGCTCAAAGTTTTTGGTTTTCATGCCAGCCGCACCTCATGGATTAAGGATAGATTCCGGCCGCTTGCATCCACCGCCGCAATATCCAGCCGCAGCCGGCCGCGCCGTGCCAAAGAGGTAGCCACATTGATGCGGCGGGCGCGGCGGGCATCCAAAATAGGTTGCAAGGCCTGCTCGGCATACTGCTTGGCCAGCACCGCCATGCGCGGCAGGTCTTTCATGCGGCGCAATTCGTGCAGGCGGCTGCCCAACGCGGGCTCTGCCCAGTAGCTGCCCAGCGGGGTAACCAGCCGCACATAGACTTCGTTTTCGATACCTTGAGCGGATTGGTTTAATAAGTAGTCGCCGGTGGCGGGATTAAGTAAAGCGTCCATACCAGAATTTTCGGATATGAACGCCCCTTCTTTGAGTGAATTGATGTCAGACAAATATAGAAAGCCGCCTAAAAACCCAATAAGGATTCTTAGACGACCTTTAAAAGCAGTTTAAATGACTTCACCGGTTTCCGAACCATTGGTCTCAGTATGTTTGTGATTACTGCCGACATCTTTACCGTTGTTGGTTAATGCGCCGGTAGTATTCAAATTGCCGACCATATCCACATTGCCGGTAAATGTCGTACCGCTACCGCCTTGCACGGCCATACCTCCATTGCCGTTGATTTGGCCTTGCGCGGTTAATACCGCAGAACATTCAACTTTTTCCGAAGTAATATTTACGCCGCCAGGTGCTTTAATATTTAATTTATCGCAGTCAATCTCAATGACGCGCCCCTTTTTTAACACCATCTTGGCACCGTCAGCGTTATAAACCGCCGTTTCGCCATCAGACAAACCGGTAATGCGGTACGCGCCGTTTGTCGTGGTAACGATAATACCGTGGCTGGTTTTGCCACCCAAGGGTACGACGACGCAATCGCTGCCTGCGGGCGGATTGCTGGTAAAACCGAAGTTTTCGGCATGCTCCAAGTCTTGCACGGTTTCGCCGTCCAAGCCTTCGACTTGGATTTTCTGCACACCGCCCGCTGCTTTGACGCGGGCAACCTTTCCGCGAAAGCCCTGCCGGACAGTGTTAAACGCCTGTTTGATACGCTTATCTATGGTTTTAATATCCATTTAAATAACCTGCAATTCCTGTTTTGGCTTTTTAGCTTGACGGCGTTTCTTCGGCTTGACCGGTGCTTGACCGTTGGCTTTGCGGCTTTCAGACGGCATTTTGGTTTTGCCCGATTTCTTCGGCGGGTCGGCATCCAATACCCACGCGCCGTCTTCTTTAAGCGTTAATACAGTTTCCGTGCCTTGGCCTCTGCCTCCGACAAAGGTACGCGCCATAAGGAAATACACTGAGTCGATGCCGTCCGGTTCGCTCAATACGTTGATTCTCTGACCCGGTTGCCACAACGTACCGTCATCGGTTCGGTGCCCCTGTACCACTGCCGTGATGGTCAAGCCTTCCAAGCGGCTGTCCGCCAAGCGTTTCTTTGCTTTACGTTCCGCTTGAGCCTGACTGTCGATGTCCGGCTCGGTAACGATTAGGGGGCGGTGCAGTTTGACGGATTCGTCTTTGGCGGTGGCTTTGATGTTGTGTTTGCCGCTGTGGCTTTGCGCCAACACGGTAACTTCGCTGTACCGTGCCGCCATATCGCGGTTTACTTCCAGACGCTTGATATTGTTATTGTCGCCACTGACCCGCAAGATCAGCCTGGCAACAGGTGCGGCGGTGTAGTCGGGACCGCCGACAACCAAGGTGCCGTCAGGCTCCATCCAAGGCCATACGCCGTTGGCTTCGGCATATTGCGTCAAGGCATCCCACGCGCGGCTGCCCGGTTCGATCTGCACTTTATGGGTTTTATCGGTTTTAGATGCATCGATACGGATTTTGGACAAACCCAAAGGCTTGACGATTTTTTCGATAATTTGGTTTAAATCCATATCCTGCGCGTTAAACAGCGGCGCAGAACAGTCCAACAGGATGCCGGCATCGTCGCGGCCTTGTATGGTCAGCGTTTTATTGCCTTTCTCTGTCGTAGTGTGCACACGGTCGATATGGCCGCTCAATACCGTATCCCCACCGACACGGACTTCTACTTTATCGCCTTCTTTCACTGCAGTCGGAACTGCATCTACCGGACGGCCTAGAGTGACACTAAAATCATCGGCAGGAGTTAATAGGTCGGACACAATGTCGTAATTCGTCCACTGCCCATGAGTTTTGCCGTTAATCATCAGAGTGACGGTATTATTTGGCGTAGGCATTTAACACCTCTCCTTTACTGAGAAAGTTCGGATGACGGATTTGCGGATTCAGACGCAACAACTCGCCAAAACGGCTGTAATCGCCATACCATTCAAACGCCAACAGATGCAGACCGGTATCATGTCCTACAATTTTCTGCACTAACGGAGGGCGCATATTCAAAACGGCAAAAGCCTGTTTTTGCAGCTTGTGTGCCGTATCACGCAAACTTTCAGTCAGTTCGGCGGCAGTTTCAAGATATGGTGTTTGCGGCAACAGGCCTGCCGCTTCGATACGTCGGTACACATCATCGGCGCTGTCTGCCGGTGTCTGATACAGCCGCAGCAGGAAATAAGCCATCTTTCCGGCCTTTGCCTCGTCTGCCGACATCATCGCCCAAATACGGTTTGCGCCCAGCGCACGTTGCAAAGCAGTATGGGTATCGGATAATAGGCGTGAGATTTCCACGGGCGTTAAAGTCGGATCATCAATTTGTGTTGCCAAAATATCTGCTGCCTGTTCCGCCAAAGCACACGCTCCGACGATTGCGGTAAACGCTGTGAACGCAGCGACATCTTCAACCTTTGCACGCTGAATTAAATCTATTGCCGAAACGCTGCCTTCTGCCCCGCGACTTACCTGCCACGGTGTAGCGGCGGCTTTTGATACCCCGCCAACCATATCGCGCCAGCCATCCAGCCCACTTTTACCTACGACGTGCATATTTGCCAACACACCGAATACTGATTTCAACTCGGCCACCAATACGCGCGGGTTGTTAAGAAGATTCATGGAGCCGGTGAATACGCCGTTTACCTGACCATACATAACGCCGACTGCCGTCAATACTGCGGCGTGAAATGCGTTCCAGCGGCTTTGCGTTTTCTGAATCCTGCCCAATGCCGTCTGAAACACCTCGAAGCCCTGCCAAACGGCCAAGTCGGCAAGGAAATCCACTTCGTCGGCCAGCGCGGACGGCAACTCACGGTCAAAAAACGGGGCGGCTTTGACACTTTGCTTAAAGGTCATCCGCACCGTACAGTAATCGGGATTTTCTTCATTATGAGCAGCTTCAAAATCAGCCACCACGCAATCGGGCACGCTGCCGTAAATCGGGTGGATCAATTCGCCCGCACCAGTCTCCCGCAAAACACCTAACAGGCTTTGCAGCCTGCTTTCATAATCATCCCCCCACAATACCGCCGTCAGGCTCATATCCATTGCCGATACGCCCGTGTCCTCAATATCCGAACCCTGAACAAACGGGTATTCGTGTTCGGCTAAGGCGTGCGTGCCACGCAACGTATCATCGATTACATCAAAGCCGACACCCTTGAAACTGGCATCAAGCAAAGTATCTTTCCAACTCATCACGGATCCTTAATTTTTAGCTGCCGCACGCGCCGCCGCTTGATTGATATAGGCCATAATATTGCCGTTTTGAACGGTGACTGTAACGGGTATCGGCTTACCTGCCGCCGCCTGCATTTGCGCCGCCGCCGCAGTCATCTGGGTGGCCGCATTGGTAAGCTGGACAGTTGCAGCCTGATTTTCAGTTGCCGCTGTGACATACTGTTGGCTGGCTTGCTGATTGGTTTGTGCAGATTGACTGAGCTGCGCCATACTCTCTTTGAGAACAGGGCTATCGAGCGGAGAGTTATTCCCACCCAATTCCTCCCGTTTTCTCATGTATTCGTTTTTGGCAGACGACATAAAATCAGGCAAAAACGACTGCAAGCGGTCGGCGAATGCCACCAAGGGCTTACTCCAGTCGTCATATTTATCCCGTTGACCCGCCAAATGTGTTATGCCACCCATAGCGGCCAACGGAGCAGCACCTAAAGCAAAGGCACCCATTGAGCCTGCGGACGGCAGGAAACGGCCGGCACCGGCAACACCTTGACCGCCTTGGAAGAACCGCCATCCGCCGCTTACCATTGAACTTGCGCCAACGGTCGCCGATACTGCTGCGGCACCTTGTCCTGCCGCCACTGCTGTTTGCGCGGTCTCCTGATTACCTCTGGCCCAGTCGGCAATACCTTTAAGCTTGTTGGCCACCATGTCGGTAAAGCTTGAGAATGCACCATATTCGGCTTCGCTATATGCCGTTTTGAGTTGTTCTTTTTTGAACCCGGAGCCGTCGGCTACAAATTGATAAGCACCATCTACTGCACCGGCGGCATTGGCCTGTCCTTGCTGCAGTCGTGCGGCTTCTTGCTTGTTGTTGATTAGCGAGAGCAACGCCATCAAGGCTTGGCGGTCTGAAACCAACTGGCCGACAGCCGTACCGTCAACCAAAGCTTTCTGGTTTTCCAGTAAAGCCAACTTAGCTTCATCGCCTTGAGCGGCGGCCATTTGTTTCATTAATGCCGCGCTCTTTTCGTCCTTACTCACGATTTCTCCGACAATATCGACCAAAGCGTCCAACGAGTTCATACCGGCGGCCTGACGCTTATTCATACTGGCGGTGAAATCAAAACCCTCTTGGCCGTTAATGTCGATTTTCTTTGCCTTTGTAACAATGTCCTGACTGCTGATTTTTGCCAGCAGGTTGACCAGGTTGTTACCGGCTTCGTCTGTACTGCCTGCAGTCATAAACGCCAATTGGTTGGCATTTAACAAACTGCTGAAATTATCCAGTGTCGCGCCCATACCTGCGGACTTCATTGCCGCCAACTGTTGCGGCAGCCATCGAGCCATGTCTTTCAGTTCAAAACCGCCATCTGCGCCCGATTGCATTGCGCGGTCGAGCAATGCAGGAATATCGGCTTCTTTAAACCCTGACTGTTTCGCTTTAGTCACAATATTGGCAATATCATCGGCATCCGCATTGGCGGCCAGTGCTGTTTTCATTACGGTTGGCAACATCTGCTTTACGGCAGCATCACTCAATGACCCGCTGGCCACCATGGTATTCATCGCCTGCAAGGCTGCTTCCTTAGATGTTCCGCCAAGATAAGCGGCATCATTGACCGTTTTATTAATTTCTGCCATGCCTGCGCGTTTTTCCACCAAAGTCTTGCCTGCATACATGGTATTGGTCGCGTGACGCAGCTCCGTGTCATAGTCCATTGTCCGGCTGACCGGCTGAGCCAATACATAAGCCCCTGCCGCCGCACCGGCGGCAACCGAAGCCGCGCCGCGCGCCAAACTTTTACCGCCTTGAACCATACGGTTGAAACGGCTGCCGCTGTTCATTTCGGCATTTAATTCACGAATACGGCTGCGCGTCTGTTGGGCGGCTCGCGCCAGTTCATTGTGCGAAGCACGGCCGCTTTTGGCCATTGCGTTGTAGGCCGCTTGAGTACGTTGGATTTCACGGCGGATTTCACGCTCTGTACGAATGCCCAAACGGGCGGCAGCTGCATGCATCAGCTGTTGTTGCCTGCCGGAAGATGATGCCGCACGGCTTTGAATCTGCATCGTACGGTTGGCCTCGGTCGCCAAGCGGCGCAGACCGACACTTGCGTCATCTCGGAACTTGGCAACTAATTCGACTGTATTACGGCTTATTTTTTCTTCCGTTTACTGATAAAGGTTTGAGTGTGTCCGCCGGATGCAGATGGAGCTGAGGTTTTGGCCGATGGGGCAAACCATGGCAACACCACGGGAGTGGCACGGCCACGGTCAATCAAATCAGCCTGTTTAAGCCATCCCTCAAGTTCCGGCTGAGTCATCTTGCCGATATCGTCGGCAGAGATACCGTAGCTCCCCAGCTTTAGGACTGCGTATCGGTAGCGGTCGGCACGGGCTGAACGGACAAACGCTTTTTTGCCAGCAGCTCTTGGGCGAAATAAAGCGCGTCAAAATCGGTGGCGACCAACTCATCAGCCAAGAAGTCGAGCGTTAAGGCATCAGGCTGAATCGTACCGATATGGTCGAGAGAGGCTGAATAGGCTGCCAACATACGCGCCTGACCATCCAGCGTTGGGTCAATAGCCATATCTTCGCGCACGGTCAGCAGATGCATGGAAAAATCACGATGGACAGCGCCGTCAACAGAGATACCGTACTTCAGACGGCCTGAAACGGTTTTCAGGTCAGAAGAAACAACCAGCCCATACTCTTTTGCGGCATGTTCGAGTTCTTTGGAAATTGAAGACATAATAAAAGCCTCTAAACGGTTAATCGGATAAAAATCCAATTATCGTTTAAAGGCTGTTTAAACCGTCTTTAACAGGTGTCAGTTTCAGACGGCTTTTAAACAATCCTATTCTGCCTTGTGTGCAAACCGCACATCATCCATGACTTCTTTCAAGCCTGAAATGGGAAACGACAGCAGCGCGGCGATATTTTCCGTATCAAAGCTGGCATTGCTGCTTTCGGTTTCATACATCAGCATATGCAGTGTATCTAAAGCGGTATAGGCGCGGCAAAGCGTTTCATAGCCATCTTCACTCATTATATAATTCATCGCTTAACCCTCCAATCCCAAAGACTGTTGCGCGCTGCGGCCGATTTGCGGATTGGGCTGATACTGCACAAAACCCAAATCGTTCAGCTTTTTCAGGCGGTAGGATACTGCGCCGGGGTTTAAATCCAGCAGCTTGCCGATTTCGGTCAGGTTCAAGCCCATGTTGCGGTAGCGCAGCAGGCTGAGCATGTCGGGCGCGGCTTGGAAATAGGCATCTTCCAGCGCGTCAATCCGCCACAGCACGGCATCAGGAACCGACTTGGCCTGTTTCTCCATTTCGATAAAGTAACGGCGGGCTTGGCGGCCTTTGTCGTTGCGCTCGACCATGCAGAGTTCTTTGGCCATGTCGAGGGAAATTAAATAATCTTTGGTTTCTGTTTGCCAAAAACCACGATTGGCCATTTTTGGACTTTCGATAAAATCAATGACTTGCGTAAATCCGTATTCTTCAATCCGACGCTGAATCCATTTGTCAAAACGGGTTTCAACGCCTAAAAATTCATGCAAATCACGCGCATTGACTAAGGCTTGGGTTTGGCCGTCAAGTTGGCCTGAAACGGTTGGGATAAGTGGGGAATTCATGGTAGAATGTCCTTTCTTTATGTGAGTTTATAAAGACGCGGAAAGAGAGTTGCTGCTCTGCTTTCCACTTAAACCGAACCAAGTTTCCGCTTGGTTCGGTTTTTCATTACTGCCTAAGCAGTGATTTTATATTATCGTGTTACGAATTAAAAAGCAACTACTTTTTTTGCATTTTTTCCTTGATTGTCTCTTTTACCCAATTTGAGAAATCTGTTGCTTCGGTTTGAACAAACTCAACAAGCTCTTTCTCTTTTTCTAGATTGAAAGAAACATGCTTTACAAGCCTTTTTTGCTCATATCGCTTTTTTGCTTCAAGGATTTTTTCTTTATCAACCATAGGTATACTCCTTGATTTTTAAAACGGTTGGCGGTATAGTGTTTGAAAGTTCGGAGGAAGGAGCGGCGTTTCCACCGCCCCTTAGTTAGTTGGCTATATTACCAAGCTGGGGAGCTAATCAGTAACATAATCAACAGGATTAAGAACTTTTGCATTTTCATCACCTCCTTTCTTTTTTGATTCCCGCCGCTCCGAACGGCGGGTTTCTTATTTCCTAATCCATGAAATGAATTTTATCGTAACACGATAATCAAGTCAAGCATTTCCCCAAAAAAACACGCAAAAAGGCCGTCTGAAAACCAAGTTTCAGACGGCCTTTAATTTCAAAAACATCCCCCCGTGAATAATGCTGTCGTCGGTTCTATCTCCAATGGCGGAACAATCAAAGTTTGATATTCATGCTGAAGACAATCCATCAACTCTTTTTTCTCATAAGCTGATAACGGCTTGAAGTAAGTTCCGATAATCAGTTTGGCAATATCGGTTAATTCTTCTTTTGAGATTTCAGACATAAAAGCCTCTAAACGGTTAATCGGATAAAAATCCAATTATCGTTTAAAGGCTGTTTAAACCGTCTTTAACAGGTGTCAGTTTCGGATGGCTTACTCAATCACTTTACGGGTTGCAAAGCCGGTCACATCAATGACCAATTCGTTGTCCACCGTATAGCTTTCACCGGCTTCCTTCGCGCAAAAACCAAGATAGGAGGTTGGGCGTGCGCCATTAATATCAGGAACCAGCGAGATTTTTGCGTCTTCGATTTTATCCCAATCGATAACCGTACCGTCTGTCGGCACGACGGCGGTAAAAGAAATATCATACTGGCCGACACCGCGCGTAAAGCCTTTGACGCGGCGTGTGCGGTTCATGGTTTTAACTTCTTTTTTGCCTGTGATGTTTTTCACATCAATCTTGGTGACTTCCACCTCGGTCGCACCGACATACAGCGTTACGCTGCCTACATATTCTGTACTCATGTTCTTTCCTTTTTACAGATACAGGTCGATAACCATGCCTACTTGGTGCAGGCCGTTAACCACATCGGACGGCACGCGGCAGTTGAGCATGCTGGTGTTTTGTGCATCGCGTTCCACAATCAGGTTGGCCAAATTGTTTTCAACGTCTTCGACGATTTCCAATTCTTCGCATTTCATCAACACGTCGATCAATTCGGAGCGGACACGGGCAATGGTGCGCTCGGTCATTTTGTCGCGCGGGAAACGCAATGCGATACGGTCGGCACACGCGCCTGATACATAAATCAATGTGCGTACGGTAGTCATATCGAGCAGGCTTTCGTCTGCCGTGCCGTTGGCAGTTTTGGTATAAGTCGAAATAGCGCGGACGATTTGGGCGGATGTGCCGTTTGGGCTGGTTTCAATAGGAGTAACGCCGTTGTAGAGCGCGTTTTCCTGTTCGGTACGCATAGTCTTGTCTGCACTGTCGCACACACCGATGCCGTTGAGCTTCAGGGTATTGAGCGGACGAGCCGGATCTTCCTCACTGGCCGCTACGGCAGCAAACGCGGCCGCCAGCTCGCAAGGCAGGCTGGGCGTTTTACGATACCAGGCCGAATACAGATAACCGCTGTTCAGACGGCCTGCCTGTGTCGTTGTTTGCGCCAATGCTCCGGTTTGACCGTAAATACCCAATGCCCAGCGTTTTTCTTCGGGTGCGCCGACAGTTTCCAAATGTGTGCGCAACTTCAAGAGGTTCGCCTCATCGGTACAGCCTACCGCAATCAAATGATGACCTTCGGCAATCACTGCATTCAATGCGGGGCCGATATCGGCATCGGCATCACCACCGCTCATGGGCCTGACCGCAACGGTAATCCCTTCGGCGGTATTGCCGGTGCGGATACGGATATGGTTGCCGTGCGTGCCTTTATTTTTAGCCGTCAGCGTTACCAAACCTTCGGAAGCTGTTGCTGTTACCGGCAAAGATGTTTCTGCATCAATGGCCGCCTTAATGGCTGCCGCTACGGTTGCGGCCGTTGCACGGGCGGCGACACCGACGGTCAACGTATCGGCATTGCCGATGTTGACGCGTAAAACGCCTTGTGTAGCGGCAGTGCCCGTAATCGTGATACTGCCGGTCGCGGCAACGCCTGCTTCATTATCGGCAACGGTAATCAGGCTCAAATCTGCATAGGCATAGGCTTTGATCGCGGCGGTAACCATCAGGTGCGCCATACTGCCCGCGCCGTATTTGGCGGCCGCATCGGCGGCGGAAAATACGTTCTCCAGCCCGGTAAGCCCGCCCAAGGCGGGATTGTTGTGCTGCGCCACAATCAGCACACGTTGCTTGTTGGCCGGCAGGTTGCGCACGGCAAGCTTGGTGTTCCATTCGACGTAAACGCCGGGCTTGCGCGTACTGGTTTGAATCTTATCGAAACTGACGTTTGCGGAAGTCATGATTTGTTGCCTTTCGGTTTGTCCTCAACAATAAGCAAGTCGCCGTAGTGAATACAGCGCAGGTAATACGCGGCATTCGGCACTTCGACCGTCTCTTGGTCGGTAATATATTCATGTGGCTTGCCTGCCATAGGCACTTGTAGACCTGCGGCGGCACGAACTTTAATGGTTTCAGTCATGTTTTACCTCGGTTTTAACGGTGGCCACCATATCGGCGGGTTGGTTTGGTTTTTTAGGCGGGATACGCAGCTCAAGGTTTGCACCTTTAAAGTCGGGATGTTCCGGGTCGGTACGGCCTCGGTAGGCGGATACGTCGGCATATACTTGCGCCTGTCGGCCGTCTGAAACCGCAGGCCGCGGCCAATCGCCGTCTTGCAGTGCGTCTTCAAACCAATGCGTTTCAAAATCCAGCGCGAATACGCTGATTGCGTCCAACTCCATTTGTTTTGAAAACAGGCTTTTTGCTTTGCCGGGTTTCAGACGGCCTATACACAAACCCATAGTCTGATTGATCAGCAACAGGCGCACGGTCTGCATCAGCCGGTAAGTACCGACATCATTCCGGTGCAAACCGCCGAAGCGGCTGTCTGCCTCGCTGCCGCTGGCACGGTCGCCGACTAAGACAGTAAAGCGGCCGGTGACTTGGTAGCGTGTACGGCGCGTATCATGGGGCTCGCTGTCGGTGATGCCGGCAAACATGATCCAAACGGCGGGGAACCGGTTAACCACTTGAGCCAAGCCTTCGCCGTCAAATTCACCACCGTAGGTATGCACACCGCTGACCATTTGGCCAAGGCCGTCTGAAAGACGCTGTTTGATGGCTTGTTCAATAGACGCTATCACGGCCGAACACCTTTTCCTTGGCGGCAAACATCACCGCATCACCTTGCACGGCCGGCTTGGGGTCGGCATTTTCAGCCACACCCAAACCAGCTTTGCCTGATGCCACCAATTTGAGATACGCAACCGCCGCCTCATATCGGTGCACCATATCTTCCGTCAGCTGGCGCTTGCCCGTTGCCAAACGGTAAACGGCAATGTCGCAGCAATAAAGGCTCAACAGACGCACAGGGGCAAGCAACGGCAATTCATAACGCGATGCCAGATAGCCGTCGATTTCGGCAGAGGCATCATCCAAACCTTGTTGCGCGATTTCGGCGTTCACGCTTCCCACGCGCGTCAGGTCGGTCAGACCTGCAATCGTCGGCTCGGTATAACGCGCCACCAAATCGGCAACCGTTGCGTAAGCCATTAATCCTGCTCCACGGGCAAGGCTTCACAAACAACAGCCATCGGCTCGGCCAGCAGGCGCTCCCACGCTTCGGGCTCAAAATCAGCACGTTTCACAAAGGTAAAATGCAGCTGAACGTGATACCCGCTGCGCCAAAACGCATGGCCGTGTTTGGATTTGACGGCAACCACTTCGGCATCGGCCGCCGCTTCACCGCCTGCCTGATAGCGTTCTTGCGCTTCTGCCGCTTCAACGGCACCTCTTGCGGTCTGTTCCAATTGAGCTTCCAATTCGGCGATACGCACACGCGCCGCTTCAAGCTCGGCATTCAATTTTTCGACTTCAGCCTCAAGAAAAGCCTGCAACTTAACGTCTTCGGGATTTACATCCACAGTTGCGCCAACCGTTTGCTCGGTTTTCTCATCTTCGTTTTTTACTTTTGCCATTTCTTATCCTTTCGGCGGGCAGAGCCCGCCTATCTAAAGGGTTACAGCAACCAAGGAGATACGATTACCTTGCATTTGCCTTTGTTCGGGTTGTACGCACCATTCGCCAGGCGGTCGCCTTCCACCAATTCTTTGGCGGCGTTTTCCAAAGAAGGAGGAACCAGCAGCACATTGGGGCGGATACCCAACGGTCGGCCGCCGTCGCCTTTCAGGCTGACCATTGCGTTGTAGGCTTTTTCAAAACCTGCGGCATCCAGTTTTTCTTGCGACTTGGCCGCCATTTGCCAGAAGCCCAAACCAACATTACAACGGCCGTCCACGCCGTAGCGGTATTCGTTGCGCATGAACACGCCTTCGTCGGTAGTGGCGGTCATGGCAGTGAACTGTTTAGGTTTGCGTTCCTGATAAATCAGAGGTTTCAGGGCGCGTGATGTATCCAGCAAATACCAAGCGGCTTCGGTACCGGCGAAAATATTGGATACAGTGGTGGATTGGCCGGTGCCATCGACTTTTTCATATACTGGGTGGTCGTTGTCGAAGAAGTTCTGACCGTCATAACACAACGTAGCGTGCGCGTTTTTCAGCAGGGCAAATACCAATTCGTCAGGATGAACGGAGGAAGCACGGCCCATTTCGGTCATCATCGGCGCGTAAATGCCAACATTGTCGTCTTCGATATCGTTGCGGTTGACCTTGACCGAACTTTCAAAATGCTTGTTGGTGATGGCATAGCCGTGTGCCTTCATATCTTGGAATACGCGGTCGCCCACCCATTCGCGGAAGGCAGGCCATTGACCGAGCCAGCCGTAAGTATTGGAAGCAGTAGAGGACGGGATAACAGTGGCGATTTCCTTGTATTGGCTGTCCGCCATTTGCAAGCCGTCTTGGAAGTTTTTCTTAAAGCCGGTAAACAGCGCCTTCAGGGTATCTGGAGTGATAATCATGGTTTAATCCTTGTTTAAAGCCTTATTTGGCTTTTTGATAATCTTCGGCTGAAATACCCAATTGCTTGGCTACTTCGATTTCTTCCGGAGTCAGCGCAGGCTCACCGCCTTCCGCGCCTTTGCCGCCGGTTTGCGTTTTACTCAACGCGGCCAACTTCAAACTGCCTTCCATCAGATTCTTAAATGCCTCTGGGTCTTTAGCAGCCAATTGGCGTGCCGATGCTTCTTGGTGTGGCAGCAGGCGGCCGTCTGAGAGTGCTGCACGGATCAGGCCGTCTGAAGTGCCGCCCACTTCCATTGCAATCACTTTCTTACTCAACGCAGCCACTTGGGCTTTCAGCTCGGCAACTTCACTGTCTTCGGCATTGCCGCCTTGCGGCTTGTCTTCGGGTTTGCCGGCAGTGCCTTTATCGCCTTCGCCACCTTGCGGTTCTTCTTTGGGCGCGGCCAGTGCTTCCGCAAGCGTTTTACCGCCCAGCTTTTCTTGTGCTTCGGACAAAGCCGCTTCAATGGCTTTATCGTCGGCATCTGCCGCCAAGCCCAAGAGCTTGATTAAAGCTTCCTTGTTCATACTTGTTTCCTGTTTGGGGTTGATAGAGTTTTGGCGGCTCAATGCAGCCAGAGCCATGCCGTCCAGCGCAGGCGAATTGGTCAACGCCACACTGTGCAGCCCGCGCACATTGCCCAATGTGTCGTATTCGAGAACCGGCGACAGATAGCGGTATTCGCCGCTGTCTATCATGTCTTTTGCGCGTTGTGTCCATTTCACTTCGCCCATCAGACCGCGATCGTCATCCCACACATATTTGCTGATCCAACCGGCAGCAGGATTTTGCTGTCCGGTTTCTGCAGCTTTCAGTGTGGCGTGTTCGTAGTCCACAACAAGGTCTGTTTGTCCGGCATCAAAGGCGGCAATGATTTGCTGCGCCAAAGAGGCAGTCATCGTCCAGTGCGCCACGCCTGTATCGGTGCGCCCGTCGACTGGTGCAAATTGACCTTTGGGTACGATTTTGATTAGGCCGTCCGTATTTCCGACTTTGGCGGCAGATAAGGCGGCAAGAAAGGTTTTGGTATCCATTGCCGAATCATGCGCCATCAAGCCGGCACAAGAGGCTGAATCACTGTCAGTAAGGAACGAAAATGAGAACTATCGGAGAATGAGAAAGAGAGTATGTTTAAAACCGTTTCAGAAGCCTTTTAAGCCCCTCACAGATTGATTTAAACATTTCGGGAAAGGGTAGATAAGGGAAAGGTGTATAAAAGCCGTCTGTGTGCAATTTCAGACGGCTTTTGTTTTAATTGCCAAGAGCGGCATCCAAGTAATCATTTACCGCATCAACTAAAGCCTGTTCGTCGTCAGGTTGGAGAACCATAAACGGACGTGCAGGAATCTTACTGCCGGGGTGATTAACACGTTTGGCAAACCGTCCGCCAAATTTTAAGGCTTTGCCGTTTTTCGGCAATATCGTATGCGGTGCAGTTTGTCCGCCGAAGTTATGAATGGCCGCATATTCCACATTGGTACCGACCACCGCTTCCGTGGCCATACTGTTCTGCGTAATCGAATTGCGCAAACGCCCACTGGCCTGCAACAGCCCCGATCCTTCACGCGCGGACGGATACTTGCGCGGAGCCCACGCGGGTCGGCCGCCTGCCTCGAAGTTGTCCAGCACAGCGTTGCGCATGATGCGGGCAAGCTGCGTCATCAATGGCTGGGTATTGCTTGTACGTTGCGCAATGGCGTTTAAGCTGTTTTGCAGTGCGTCTGTGTTGATTTTTATCTCAATCATCAGTATATTATCCTTAAAGCCAAGTTGACGGCGGGTCGCCAACTGGAATGGCCTCGGTGGTTTATCCGCTGTTTTATCCTGTTCGAATCAGGCAAAGCCGCCAACTTGGTTATTTCTTCCAGATTAATTCATATCTGTCATTTTTATAAATATCCCCAACTTCAGCATAATTCCCTGTATTAACCATATTAACGGCAACTGCTTCTTTTTTGCCAGTATAGGGGTTTCTTGCCTTAGCCTGATAATCCACAGTCACAACCAATTTCCCTTTGTTATTCACTCCCGGATACACAAACAACAGAAACTGCTGGCCATTGGCATTGCGGCCTGCCGTGCCAATGAGTATCGCCTCCGGATTTTGCAGCTGTTCTGGCAGGTCTTTCCAAAATGCCAAAGGCAACGGTTTATTTTTACTGTTCCGCAGCGCGTGTAATATTCGCTCATCACTCATCGCGATCACAGCCGATTGCGGATAGACATTCTTTGCGGCCAGAGCTTCCAATACCGACGGAGTCAACGCTCCGATATACAGCATTTCGCCCCTGGCAAATTTCTCCATATTTACCCGATCAACCATTTCCGATGCTTGTTTAGATATGGCCGCCCTCCATTTCGGCTCTTTTAAAGCTTCCTGAATCGCCACGCTCGCCAGCTTTGGCGGCAGTTCCACTGCACGCTGCATCTGCAACTGCCCCAAGTTGGCCAAATGGCTTTTCCCCACATTGTTCTGAAAACCTGCATCAGTATAAAAGCGGCTGCCGTCGGCCAGCTTCACCGCCTTGGCCGGGCGAGTGTCGCCCTTGCGGTTGACTACCACTTCCGTATCTTCCAGTTGTGCTTTTTGCGGCAGCAGATTGCGTCGCTTCAAGTCACGGTCTGAAAACGCTCGTACGGTACAGCGGCAGTTGAAGCCGTTGGGAGGATAGAAGTAATTCCAAAACGGGTCGTCGATGTGATACACCGCGCCATGCGCCGCAGCGTGGCTTTGCCGGGTACGGCTGTCAAGAATGGCCGAATACTGCAGCCAGGGCGCAGAGTCTCGACCATCTTCAAGAGCCTGCCAATGCCCGGCCATATAGGCCGACTGCATTTGCGTACGGAAAATGGTTTCCAGTCGATGCCGCGTGATGCCTTTGCCATCTACTTCGCCGGTGTTGGCATTCACAATGTCGCCATCTTTCAGCAGCTGCCAATCATGCTGTTTCAGACGGCCTGCCACATCATCACGGAATTTCTCAAATGACGTACCGTTTTTCAGGCTTTCATACAAAGCACCGTGGATTTGCGCGACAATATCCTGCTTGTGAATGCCCGCAATCGCCCGTGCCTTAGCCTGCGCTTCATTCCACGTTACTTTCCAATCGGACGGCACATTAAAGCCCAGCCCCTCAAAATACTTGACGGCCTGTTCAGGCTCAAGGCCGAATGCGTAGCTCAAATCAGCCATTCATCCGTCCCCATAAGTCCGACACAAAAACCACACGTGCCAAGGCCGTCTGAAATTGCTCGGCAGTCAGGTCGGGATAAACGCGCAACAAACGTTCCTGTACATCCTCATAGCTGTCGCCCTCGGCCAAAGCCTGGCCTAAGCCGCGTAAAAATGGCTCAATCATTTCTGGCAAGGCCACTTTGCTCAAGTCCGCATTATCCAAATCCGCCTGCGCCGCGCCGACAATCTCGCCAGTTTTACTCAAAGCCACACGGCGGTAGCTTAGAGAAGCGTTTTTTAAATCCGTTTTAACGTCGGTTTGAAAAGCCAATACCGGCTCGTCTTCGGAAGCCAAAGGAATGGCTAATTTTTCCTGCGCCCACGACAACGGAATCTTCATGCCGATTTCCACCAATTTAGGCAAAGAGTCGGAGTACACCGTCAAATCTTCAGGCAATTGCGTATCGAACACAAAGCGCGGCAGACGTGAAACATCGACATTGCCTTTATTGAGCTGCAACAATGGCAGGATCAATTGGCGCGTCAACGTGCCGGCCAGTTGTTTGGCATCGGACACCAGCAAATCATGGCGCACCTCGTTATGGATTTGCCCCAGCGCATTGGTAGCAGTCTTACCGTCTGCCTGGCTGGTCAGCGTGCCGCCTAAAATCGCTTTTGAAGACGTTTTATCCGCCCAATCAATCATTGCCTGAAATGGATCCGCGCTGCCATTGGCCGCGTTGAGCAGCTCAATCTGCATGGTTTCAGGGATAATGCCCGCCGCGTTATGGCCGATTTCGCGCACCGCATTCAAAAGGGTGCGCTTATCTTTGTCGTCCGCACCGGAGGCATATTTACCGATTCGGGTCGGCAGGCCGTAAATCTCCAAAAATTCGGCCAAATCACGCACCGAGTAATTCTTGAACAAATAAGGCCACACCAGCGTGCGCATCAAACCGCTTCTTGCCAAAATGCCCGAACGGCTCCGGTGTTTATGGACAATCCAGCCCAAATCCCACAACTTTTCTCCTTCAGTGTTCCCGTCTTTGCGCAGCAACACCTCATCCATCGTATTGACCTTAAACCAAGCCTGCGGACGGTGATGGAATGCCTTGGGCAACCATAACGACCCAAGGTTTTCCCATTCGATTTCCACGCAGGAGAAGCCGTGTCCGACCGCGTCCAAAAGGTCGAACATCATATCCTCCAAATCGGTCAGCTGATTCAGCCAGCCGTCTACTTCTTCGGCCAATTTGCGCTCGGCTTCACTGCTGTTCGGAGGAGGAACAATATTCCAATCCAAGCCGATTACCGCGCGCTTGCGTTTACTCATCTCCGAAAAGATATGGCCGTCCTTCTCCTCAATATCGACAAAGAGTTCGGACTGCGCCTGAATATCGCCGTTTTCCGCATCTTCCAAAATCCGATGGAGCGACTGCGGGGTCAGCCCTTTGCTCGGATGCTCATGGGTAGTGCGGTTTTTAACGATATTTGCCGTTTGGGATTGTTTATCGGGCGTTTTAGGTGCGGCTTTACTAAACAACGCACGGAGTAGATTTTTCATAGCGTAAAAAAGGGCAAGTTAAACTTGCCCCATTTTCAGCCGTACCGCTCCTGATCAGACTGTATCCCGTGTCAGTTTTACCATGCGCCGCTCCCCATCCGACCGGATAAGCCGTGCTCTCTAGGCACGGCAATATAACCGCCTACAGTCGCGCTGCTTTGTACCAAGCCCCACAGCATATGCACCGCATCAGGGCCGTCGTCATGGTCTGCCATCGGGAAATGGCGGAATTGGTCAATCAGTGTGCTTTGGCTGGCGTGCAAACGGATTTGGCCGTTTTGCATATACGGCTGCAGGCTTTCAATACGGAGCAACTTGTCCGCACTCGGCTTAATACCGCGTGCCGGAATCGGGATGCCGGCAGCCGCACCGCGTTTGACCAGCTCAGTCTTTAAAAACTCCTGAAACTGCACCGTCTCAATACCCCACAACACACAGCGGTACCGGCGTTGCAGCTCGATAATGTCGGAAATAATCTTGTCCGGCAGGCGTTTCTTAATCAGAGCCTCCACCACATCCAACACACCCGTGCGACGGTTGTACCCGCCGATACACAACGCAGACGGGTCACGGCTGTTGCCGGCCTTGCCCAAACTCGGGTCGCACGCGCCATAGAAAACCCAATCAGTATCACGATTAACCCAAAAATTCAGGCTGTTCGCAAACGGCGCGGCCTCACCGGCAACCGGATCATTCTGATATTCCGAATCGAACGTCGCATGGCCGTCACGCGCACGGATTTTCATCAGCGCGAGTACGCCGCGAGCCGCCCAAGAAGTGACTGCGCCGCGCTCCATCTCGTCTTTGTTTGCCTGATAAAACGCCTCGGCCACCGTCTCGCCGTCGTTTCGGAAAAGTTCCTCCCATCTGTCCCACAAGTCCATGCGGTCGGGCCAGCGTTTCATCGCCTTAAACTTAATACCGTGCCAAAACGGATTATTCAGAGTGCGGTTCAGCACGCTGTCGTAATGCAAAATCGTGCCGATATAAATCACATCGTATTTCTGACCGACTCCGCCCAGAGGCAATACAGTCTTAGTCAGCCACGCATTGAGCTTGTCGCGCTGTTCGGGATTGCGGACTTGCTCGTCATTCTCAATATCGTCCAAAACAGTTAAGTCAGGACGGTAAGGGCCGTGACGCAAACCGCGCAGCTTTTTACCGCTACCGGCCACTTGGACTTTAACGTCATTGGCTGTCACAATCGTACCGGCCTGCCATACACGGCCTTGCCCGCATACTTCCGGAAAGTCGGTTTTCAGGCGCGGATTAAATTCCAATTCCGCTTTAATCGCCTCCAGCATTGGATACGCCTGGTCGATACTGTCCATCACGATGACCGCATAATGTTTTTGGCCGGTCACAATACACCACAGCGTAAACAACTGAGTAACCTGCGTCGACTTACCCTCGCCACGCGGCGCACCCACCGCCTCATTTTCCCCTTTAGGGGAGCGGATAATCTCCGGCAGACGGCTGAATAAAAACTCATGCAGTTCGGATTTTTCAGGGGAGCGGATATAATGCGGAAAGTAGGTGTTGACGAAATACTCGTAACCGCCTACCGGGTCAAACACCTTGGCACGGCGTGCAGCAATAGCCTTTGGCGACGCATCGAAGCCGTCCACTTCCGCTTCGATGACTTGGCGCAAACTGGCGGCCAGTTCGGCAAGGGATTTGAGGAATTCTTTAGTTTTCATAAGGAAAAAATGAATGAGTAATTGGTTGAAACGAGATATTCAAAAAGCGATTTTAGAAGATTTATATCAGGTATATCCCAGTGCAAAAAGGATTGAAGACATTGCTAAGTCAATAGCGCAATCCGAAGGTATAGTGACCACAAACATCCAGTACCTAATCGAGCATGGGTTAATCAATATGTGGTATGGCACTTTGAATACTGACCGACACTCAAGTTCAACAGGATCATTCCCGAAGCTTAATGCAAAAGGTATAGACTTTCTTGCCGATGATGGTGGTCTATCCGCCATTCTTGGTGTCATCACGGTCAAGTTGCACAGCGAATCTATTCAGGCTTTAATTGCGGCAAAAATAGACCAAGCGGAGATTTCTGATTCAGAAAAAAGCTGGTTGAAAAAAGAATTAGGGAAAATCAAAGACACTGCATTAAGTACATTTACAGAAAATGCCATTAATGCGATCCCTGCAGCCACCCTCGTCACGCTTTTAAAATCAGCTATCGGTCTCTAACCAAACTTCTTCTCCACTTCCGCCCCAAACGGCTCCAATACCTCCACAAAGGCAGGCAAATGTTTGGGGTGTTTTTCTTGCACAAACGCCATCAAGAACTCAATCAATTCCAAAGCCGTCGCCAGTTTTGACGTTTCCGGCATCACACGGGCATTGGCGGATACGGTTTTGGTAAACGCATCGGCAAGGCTGGCCAACAGCTTGGCACGGTCGGACGGAGGTAAATCTTCGGTGCTCGAATCCTGCAGCATCGTCATCGTGCTGTTGTACTGCACCATAAAACCGGCCAACATCGCACGGCTCAAATCCTCAATACCGCCACCGGCCAAAGTGTAAGCGGCGCGCATCTTATCCCAGTCGTCGCCTTTTTCCTTATCCGCACGTTTCCACGCACGCGCAGTGGCCTGCGGGATTTCGCACATCAAGGCCGCCGTTTCCAAAGTTTGCTCGCCGCTCACATAGAGCCGGCGTAACTTTTCACGGATTTCTTGCGGGTGAGCCATAATTACAGTCCCATTTTCGCTTTAAGCAATTCCCAGCCGACCGTAATCACGCCGCCGCCCAGTGCGCCGAATGTAATGGCCGTGCGTTTCGTGTCTTGGCGGATTTGTGCAATTTCCGCCTGCATTTCCTTCTGGTTTTTCAGCGTTTGATCAGTCTTGTTTTCGATACGCGCCAAGGCTTCCAAAATCGGGTCGCTCATGATTTGTCCGCTTTCCTGTCCAGTTTTTCGTTTACTTTTTCCAACTTGTTTTCGATGCGCTCCAAAGACGCTGCGATATTTTTGCGGTCGGCTTGGGCATCCTGCTTGGTGTGGTACGAGAGCTTGACCGCGTGCAGCTCCTCTTTAAGGTCGTCGATACACTTGTCCGCCTCTTTCAGACGGCCTGAAATGCCATTGACCCAAAACCAAAATGCCGCCGTCGCAATCGGCCAAAGGGTTCTGAAACCAAATTCAAAGTCCATTTAAAACCCCTTTAAACCGGCACATCGCCGAATACGATACGGACGGCGTAACCGTCAGGGCGATTGCTGGCAATCTCCAGTCCATCACCATCATTACAAACACAGTAATACGCCCCCAAAGTTTGCCAAACCGCACGTTTAAAGGTGTCATAGTTCGTAATTGGATATTCAAGGTGAAACGTCGTCTGAAAATCCTTATCCATGCGTACCGCGTAATCGATACCGGCCTTATCCAATAGATAGGAAACATGGATGACAAACGGCTCTTGTTCGCGTGCGCGGCTTAAGCCTAACTCCAAGTCCGCATGGCGGCAGGCGACCGTGCGTTGCACCAAATCACGATAAGTCGTCATCGCGTGCCCTCCGGACCGTCAACTGCCGCTTGACTGTTGGCCCAGTCGCGCCAAGCCTGATTTTGGTTTTCAAGTTCGGCAACATAGCCGCCAAACTCGGCGGCGTGTTCCAACAGCGTGGCCGTCTTGCCGTCTTTCGGCGGATTCGGGCGCACCGGCGCAACCATCAACGCGGCAGGCGGGGTCGGCATGACCGCCTTTTCGACAACCTTAATTTCCGTAACCGAGGGCGCGGTTGTAGAGCCGCAGGCCGTGATGGCCAAAGCCGTCAATACAACCGCCGCTTGCATTTTTACGGTCTTGAGTAAGGACATTTTCAATTTCCTTTTTATTTTCCGTTTTCAGACGGCTGACTTCCGCCTGCTTTTTCGCCAAAGCCATGCCGACAGCGTGCGCCTTGACTTCATATTTTTTCGCTTCCGCGCGCGCCAGTTCCAGTTCGCGCGCATAGTTTTGAGCCGACAACAGCAGGGCTTGCGCCTTATCGTGCTCCATCTTGTCGATGACGGCCTGCTGTTTGGCAAAGGCTGCCTTGTAGCCTTCATGGTATGACACCGCCAAGCCCGTGCCGATAAGTGCGATGATGGCAATTGGTTGCCAGTTATTCGCCAGCAGTTTCACGAGATTCATTCTCGACCTCCTGACGTTTGACGCTGACAAACGAGCGCGCCACCGCATAGCCGCCGACAATGCCCAAATACACCGCCCAAATCTCCGCCGATGGGTCGGGCAACATCACAAATTTAAACGTCCCCGCTGCGCAGGCAACGTTTGCCCACAGTTTCGAGTGCGACACATTGCCTGTCGCCGGGTTTTTAAAAATATCCAAAATACGCATTGCTATTCCACACTTTTGGTTTGCAGGTGCCGTTTCAGCATTTCCCGATAATTGGCCAGTTCGCCCTCCGCAAATTCAAACGCCGCCAAATCAGCCCGTTCGCTTGCCTCACGGCTTTTGGCCGACCACAGCCCAATCATCTTTTCGTAAAACTCAACCTGTCCCATGATTAACGACGATTCTTGCGTTTGCGCGCCGCCCGTTTCGCGGCTGCCACGCCTGAGTTTCTTAAATTTGGGCGTGGATAGGTGTGTATCGGACGAACATTTGGCATCTGTATAAGTGCGCGGTTTACCTGCTCATTACTAGGATTTTCTCCAATCAATTTTGTAAGAAAATAGGAAGCAGCTTCTTTCAATTTACCAATAATATTCATACTCTTGCCGCCCCCAATTCCATCGCAATCGCGTCCGCAATCGCGCGGCAGATGCCCCATTTAGTAGTCTTAAACAAGGCTAAATCAGTGTCGTTGCTGATAAAAAACGGCTCAAACACAATGCCGCCGGCTTGTGCATAAGCCAGGCGCGAATGCTGGCCCGCATTGTCGGGTTTAAAGCCGTCTTCGCCGCGCAGTTTCCAGCCGGTTTTCTTGGCAACAGCTTTGCTCAACACCTGACACCAGCGTTTGTTTTTAACGGTACTCAAGGCTTCGATGCCTGTCGCCGCTTTGCTGACGGCAGCGTTGGTGTGAAACTCAATCGCCACATCCGAGCCGCGAATCAGCTTGACCGCATCGCGCAAGGGCATATTGCCTTTGCCTTCGCCGTCGGTGCGTACGGTCAGGCCGTAATCGTTACGCAGGATTGAAGCCACAATGTTGCGCATATCCTGCGCCAAGTCCGCCTCACGGTCGCTTCCGTTGACCGCGCCCGGGTCGGTGTTACTGTGTCCGGCAGTCAGACAAATAATTTTGCTCATTAAAGCCTCCCTCAAAATCAGATTAAAATGCACTTTCAGAGGCTTACATTTTCAAACGGCATGGCTTTTGCAGCGGTCGAAACAGTGTCAGTAGGCAACAAAAAGGCCGCCTGAAATTTCAGACGGCCTTAGAACATATTAGGTCAATATCGTACAGAATAATCTACTTGTATAGAAATCGAATCGCCGGGATAGTAAGGAGGGAATATAGTGTCATTTAACGAATCTCCAACTTGTTCCAATACCCAACGATCAAGTCCATTATCATTCCAACTCGGCGACAAATAAACAACTTCTTTTAATTCAATATATGGTTTTTCCTGTTTAATCTGAATAATCTCAACTAACCTTGATAATTGGTTTTGTGCATGATCAATACTGCTTCCAATTAAGCCAAAAATTGCCTGTTGATTATTCTTATCTCTTAAAGCTTCAAAATAACTAACTCGTTCCTTTATTGCCGCTTGCAAGTCCGAAACAGTAAGATGTTTAAGAGCACACTCCTGCACTTGTATGCGAGTTGTAGGCACCTTCTCTAATCCTTTTGCTTTCAAAGCTTTTCTAATCTCAGCTACTTTTACAAATTCCAATACAGCATGAAGATTCTCAGGTACGTCTATTGCATCATAACTTATTCCACGCCATGCCTCTGGCCATTTATCAGCATTACTAAATCTGTGCTTCCAATCATCGAACCAAGTCCATTTGAAATCAATCCCTGTAAGATTAAATCTCAAAATATCATGACAGCGACTGTACTGTTGCTTGATTAAGGCTTCAATATATTCATTTCGTATTTTCTGTTTAATAGAAGCTTCACATTCAATCGTTCTAAAAATATGATCGAAAGCCATTTCAATAATTTCTGACTTTGTCTTTTTAACGAACTCTTTTGGAATTTCTATATTAGGATCGTCAGCTACTGAATATCTAGTGCCTCTCGTACTTTTGAACGAAATTGTGGGTTCAATAGTAATAACCTTTGTTGAATTTTCAATTACTTGGTTTGTTTCTGTTTCCCTTTTTTTACTGTTTGCCAAAGCAATAAAAAGACCTATCCCTAAGATGACAAATATTAGTAAAATTCCCATTTCTATCCCTTTATGCCAAGCATATAATGTAGATTATAGGGGGAAAATATAAAACAAAATAGCCTTACTTTCTAATCAAGTAAGGCTATTTAAGTATTAAAACAAATTTTCCTGTTCTGCTTCCTTATCCGCCTGCTTCAAAATCCGCCACACATGGCGGTCGCTTAGACGGTGTGCCAAGGCCAAATCGTTAACGGCCTCATAAGCAGGGGTACCGCCTGCCGTCTGTCGGTCAAACTGACTGCGGATTTTACGGTTACGCAGCTCATACAAGGCCGTCTCGCAGCGGGGTATAAACAGATTGCACGGAGCCATTGCCTCTACCAGCCGACCGGCCGCCTCACTGCCGATAATCTCCTCCAAGTATGCAACACGGGATTGACTGTTTTTCGTATAACCCTGCCGCAAAGGATAAGTCGTACCGCCCATCAGGCGCACCAGCTCCAGCGTTTCATTGAACCCGATGACCGTAATCAACGCCTGTACACTATCAGGAAGCAGATGCTTGACCGCGCCAAAATCTGCCGTCTCATACATCACACAGCCCCTTTCTTACGGCGGTTCGCACTAATCTGCAACGCCGCCACCAGCTTGTGCATATTGCCGTCAGACAACCATTCAACGCGGTCAACCTTAAACATCTTTTTCGCCGTACCATGCGCATAATTCCAAGTCCAGCCGTTATCCAACAGCAGGGCTTCGATTTTCCGCATCATCGGATCGGCGGAAGAGCGGCGGTTCGGGCGACGGCCTGCCGTTTTCTTCGGCGTAAACCCATGCCGGCGCAAATCCTCGACCACGCGCTCCAGCTCAGGGATGCTGCACTCGGTACACGAACGCTTGCCCGTCACACGCTCCAACACCGCGCGATAGGTACCGTCATCCAAGCCCAGCTCCTTTTGAGCAATCTTAATTTTCGCAATCAACGCCCGGCGCATTATCTCTCCAATACAACATATAGTATATATTAGCGTATATTATACTAATAAAATACAATATATATTATTAAGTTGATGTTTTTTTACGAAACTGACAGACATAAAAAAGGCCGTCTGAAACAGGTTTTAAACCCCATTTCAGACGGCCTTTAAACAAACTGTTAATTATCCACAAATGGCAGTTTCATCTGCGGCGCACCATGCCGGTGTTCCAATACCTCCCTAATAACGTACTCGGTTTTCATATTTTCGCCTTTCAAATACTGCAACTTATGCGTTCGTGCTTTGATGATATCGCCTTTTGCAAACGCCACTTCGCCTGAGCGGACACGGTTCAGAAAACCCTCATCGCATACATCGGCATTAAAAACAGAATTGCCGTCTGAAAACCGCCACTTGTAATTTCCCTCAAACGAAAGGCTGACTACCTGCAGATTCATCTCCACTTCATCATCCGCAAGAATCTCATCCTCCTCTTGAGGCGGTTCGAAAAAGGGCAATTCCGCCTCCCGAATAACCGTGAATCGCGATGATTGCTTCGAATCGGTAACGGCAAACTCATCGATTCCTTCCTGACTCAGAGGGGATAGCACGTCGTTAAATGCTTGGTGGATTTTGTGATTTTGGTAGAGGCGGATGACCTGCTGCTCCGTTTCGTAATATTCATCACCGACATACACCTTAAAGGTTTTGCTTCCAACGGTTTCAATCTTAGAGATTTTGCGGCCACGCAACCATTTGATGAAAGCAATCAAACCGCCGCCTGCTATAATTGCTTTTCCTGTGGAATCCCAAATAAGGCCGAGCCATTCAAGCAGGTTTTTGGCTGTGGCAATATTTTCAGAAGCAAACAACGACTTACTTAAATCCACCAGAGAAACAAACGTATTCAGTTCAATACCGAAGCAGCCTGTTTTGAATGATGCTTTTACGTTTACGCTTACTTTGGCGCGATTGCCGTTGATTGCCGTATTTGCTTCCTCCAGCAATGTGCCTAATGCATAAAGCGCGGGAGCGAGCGTCTGTACATTCATTTCATTGCTTTGCAAAGCCGGGCCGTCATACAGCACATTGAATTTTTCGTGACTCATACGGATATTCATCATAATCTTCCTAATCGGTCGATTCTAATCCATTTTAAACGCTTATCCTACTATTTAGGCCAAAACCGCAAAAAAAGGCCGTCTGAAACAGGTTTTAAACCACATTTCAGACGGCCTTTAATCAAGCTTTAAAAATCCCAGCCTTCAGAATCCATCCCAACCCTCCATCATTCCTGCCAACCTCCCAGTAAATCCACCAACTCACCAAGAATCGCACTCAGTGCAGCCTCCATCAGTAGCTGTGTGGCATAAGCCATACTTTCCGCATCATCACAGCTGCCTTCAGCTTCTTCCTGTACAACGTCCAGCCATTGGATACGTTTCAGTGTTAAATCCTGTGTCAGGATAAATGCCACGCGGTCATTCCAGACCAAGCCCAGTTCGGTTACAGTCATACCGTTTTTGGCGTGTTGTACCACATCTTCGGCGGTAAGGTCTTTGCGGCTGATTTTAACTTTGGGAGCAACATCGCCCGCGCCGACCAGGGTAACATCACTATCCAACACAAACCGGCCTTGGGCTTCGCCCTGCAACAGCCAGTTGGTCATCAATGATGCCGGCGATTGACGGGTGATAGGCTGTTGAGCAGGCAGGCCGCCAAGGGCTTCGCGCAACTTGGTCAACAGGTTTTCGGCCTTGCGGCGATTTGCCGTATCAACGAATAACCACTCGCCAGCAAATAAACCATAAGTGCGGCTGCTTTTAATCAACGCTTTAGGCAGCAGGTCGTCGATAATTGCTTCGCGTAATTCATGCTTTTCTCTGCGGCCGACATTACGGCCTTCGGCAGTTTGGATCTTAACAACCTGTTCGTCCAATTTATGCTTGATGGCCGCACTGGGTAATACTTTTTCTTCTCGCATCAAACTGATAAGCATAGTTTTTTGAGCTTCAAAAATAATAGGGTTCCCAAATGGCACCGGAGAACAAAAGCCTTCACTAAACCAGTCTAATCCGGTAGGAGAACAAAACCAGTTTTCTGCAATTGCTGTTTTGAGGCGTTCAGCTTCTGGCAATTCAAACACACGGATTGGAGTAACTTGTTTAAACCACATATCTAATCCTTTTCAAAAATGGCGGGCTGTTGCCCGCCGTGGGTCAATTTGCTTTACTCAGCCTTTTTGCGGTCTCAAACTCAACCGCATCCATCAATTTCTTGATGTTATAAGCCGTCATCTGCGCCATCGTCAGTTCGCCTTGGGGATCCAAATCGCCGTCATAACTAATGGTCACGCCGTTTAAGCCGTTTACTGGCATCCCGTCTTCTATCGTAATAACAATTTTCGCCATCACGCCAACTCCTGCTCAGTCGGTTCAATCACAAAATCCTCCACGCCGCTCACAATCTTAATTCCCGGAACTTGGCCGTCTGAAAAACGCTCTTTTTGATTCAGGATGGCGTCTTTGTCGATTTCCTTCTTCGTACGGACAAACTCGGCAAAGGCGGATTTCTCGGAGAGCCACGCCAAGACGGCGGCCACGCCCGTTACCTTGACGGATGGCGGACGGATGCGCCATTTAATCAGGCCGGTGGTGAAGTCCACGGTTTTGGTTTTACCGTTTTCCGTCAGCTCGTCCTTATGTGCCTCGCAGTAGGCGGCCACACGTTCGGTCAGGCTCATGATTTCGGCACACATCGGCGCGGCTTTGGCGGCATATTCTTCTTCGATAACCGCTTTTTTGTCTCCGGCTTCGGTTTCCAGGCGTTTGACTTCGCGCTGCAAATCGCCGATTTTGCGGATAAACGCAGTAACTTCCGCTTTGTCTTGTGCCGCTTCGATAGCGGGCTGTTTGATTCGGGTTTTAGCCATTTTTTCTTTCCTTTCAGGTTGGGTTTAACATTTCGGCTTGCTCAAGCCTTGTTCGCGTTCGCGCTTGGCAAGTGCCTCAACTTTTGCACGGTTTCTCAAAATCTGCTCGGTGGCGGTGTCAGCCGGAGGCGGTATCAGCGACTTGCCTTTTAATACCTCTTTAATTACGCCCTGTATGCGGCTTAAAGCCGATTTTCCCTTCGCTTTTTCCTCTTCCGTGGGGTGGTAATGGTGTTCCAATTTCAACGGCTCCGGCGGTGGCGGCAGATTGTCCAAAAAATCTTTCGGACTCGGCCAGCGGCTCATTTCATTTGCCAGCACCATAAAGGCCGTCTGAAAGCGCGGTACATCTCGCGCTTCGTCCCACGCCCGGCCGTGCGCCAACACACGGCTCCAGGTTTGCGCGGTGGCGGCCACAGTGTCGGCAGCCGGCGAACCGCTCAGACGCAGGGTCAAAAGCATGGTCAGGCCGTCGATCATGGCGTTATGCAGTTGGGTAGGCAGTTCTTTCATTTCTTCAGTCCTTGCAGCGATGCGGCTGCGGTCAGGGTTTGGCTGGGGTTGGCCGGCAGTGCGGCGCGGCGGCTGGGTTGGTTTACCGTCTGTTGCCCTGCGCTTGGCTGGCCGACCCAGCCTGCAAGGATTTCGTATAAGTAACCGTGCGATTTCAGCGGCGTTTTCAGACGGCCTTGGTCGCGTGCGTTGACCGTCTCGCTAAAGCCGTGAATCCAAGCCTCGGCAGGCGCAGGGAAACAAACCCCGTCGCGTACCGCCTCCTGCGCCTTAATCATCGGCAGCAACTCATTCAGCAGTTTCGCGGTACGCGCCCAAGAGAGCTGGGACTTGGCGGGGCGGAACAAACCGATATACCGTATTGCCGCCTTGCCCAATTCCACATCCATCTCCAACACAGCCTTTAATACCGCTGAAGCCTCCGCATCATTGATTAAGGTGTCCAGGCTATGCACCGCACCGCAGTTCGGGCATTTCACGTTCATTTGATTACTCCGGACAACACCATCATCGACAGCCACGCGGACAACAAGCCAAAAGTGATTCCTGCCGCGCCTAATATTTCGGCCTTCAGCGGACGGCGGCCATTAAGGAAGTCCGCCATACAAACCAAAGCAATACCCAGCCCCAAAACAAACACCGCACCGAAATAAATCAACTTAAACATCACACTTCCTCCCATAAAGTTATCGCCTGAGCCAAAGTTTCCGCCTCGGCAGTTTTCCACATCCCGTCCGGCGACCGCGCAGCGATTACAAAGCCTTCGCCGTCCTTCTTCATGAGCATCAGTTCGCCACGGTCTTCGATCCATTCTGCAATTTCTTTTGCATTCATTTTTAAATTCCTTTTAAATCAATACCTTATATTTTCAGTAAGGTAAAAAAATATAGAGCAACATCAACGGCTTACCGTTTTAATTGTCGTCATACCCGTCATGGCCTTCGCCTATCATGTGCAACACGACGATTCTGGCCAGCATTTCAAGCCAAATCCCCAGCAGCACCAACACCGCCAATCCGACAACAAACCAAATCATTTTTTCTCCTCCTTCTTCTCGGCAGGCCGTCTGAAACGCGCCTGATATTCTTCGATTTCGCGCTCCCGGCTTTTTTGCGCCATTCGCGCCGTCGCACGCCTGCGGTGTTGTCCCCAAGCCTGCCAATCCGTATTACGTCGTCCGAAACTCATTTCACACATCCTTTCACAATCGCCTTATCGCCATATTTCGCACGGATTTCCTTGACCGCCCGTGCCAAAGCCTCTTTTTTCGCCGCAGGGCTCAATAAAATTGGCTTATCACTCATAAACAATCCCTTTCATTTTTTCCTCGACGCTCATTGACTCGTATTGCTCTTCCCATACCTTGACCTCCAAATCCGCCTGTCTTTCCATCTTCTCGACCTTCGTCAGCTCTTTCGCAACCGGTTCGGGTTCTTTCGCGCAGGAATGCAACGCCATCCCCGCCACAAAACACCACACGCCCACCGTTAAACCAACCGGCACCCAACGCCAAAAAGAGCGCGCCACAAACATCTTCCAATCAACTTTCTTCAAAACTTGCATTTTTCGTTTTCTTTTTAAAACAATAACTTATTAAAATCATAGGGTAAAAAATATATAGCCCTGTCAGAGACTTACCGTTTCAGACGGCCTATCGGATAATCAGGGAGCTGTATTTCTTAACGATACCGGCCTGCATCTCGATACCGTTCTTGTTCGCCGTGCGTACCGCGCCGCGCATCAATTTGCTCATCCGGCGCGTATTGCCGTTACTATGTTTAACCAGTTCCAAGAGCGTTTCTTCGTCCGCATCAGGCAAAGCCGCTCTCGCAATCTCAAAGAGTTCGTCATCCGGCAAAGATTCGCCCAAATTCAGCGCAACAGACACACGGCTGTAAAGCTGTACCAGCTCGCCATGCTTACCGCGCAAATTCGCAACCAGTCGGGGCATACCGCTCAACACCAAACCGCAGCCCGTTTCATCATGTAGTCGGCGGATAATCTCAAGGGCGCGTAAAGGCAGGTTTTCCGCTTCATCGACCACAATCAGACGGCCTGAATCACGCAATCTGTCCGATACCGATTCAAACAAATCATTCAGGCTACCCATCGCCGATACCTTCGCCGCCGTCGCCAACTTGCGCATCAGTACCAAAGCCGTAAAGCTCGGATTAGCCTCAATCAAAATAGCCGCAGGGTTTTTCTCGCAGTAGTTTTTGACCGCCTGCGTCTTGCCCAAGCCGGCCTGACCGTAGATCACCACCGTTTCGCCGCCTTCGTGCGCATCGCGCATCACTTCTGCAATACGGCGTGTCGTCTTAGTCGATACAAAACCCAACACCAGCTCTTCGCATCGCGCTTTGCTGTCCTGCATCTCCAAAAACGCTTCGATTTTCGGCTCGATGGTTTCATAATTGCCGCCTTTATCGGCATAAGTGCCGTTCAGATACATACTGATGGATGCCGGCGAAGTACCGATACCGCGTGCCAGTTGGGTTTGGTTCATTCCCGATTTAGCTTTAAATTCAGCCAGTTTTTGTTGCAATGTATGATTGATTTGTTTCATTTTTTTAGTCCTTTTAAAAGAGGTTTAAAACCGTTTTAACTTCTATCCGCCTCAAACAACACAAAATCGTCTGTGCCCGTTTTCGGCAATACCGCATACTCCGCCTCGATGACGTTTCCGCCCAAATGTCCCAGCTCGTCCCAAACCGCAGCCTGTTCCAAAGCCGGATTGACTTCCGCGTTTGCAAGCTTGATTGCGTTTTCCGCCCGCTTGATTTTGCCTTTTCGGCGTTTTTCCGCCAGTTGGTCGATACGCGCCGTCGGGAAAGCCTCGCGTGTATTGCCGTTGGCCTGCGCCTTAGCGATGAACTTGCCGTCCATATCAAACACATTGACCGCCGACGCATCGCTCAAATCGTAGCTGACCCGTACCTCGTCCTTGTGATACTCCGCCAGCTCGGTTGAGAAATAAGAGTTGTTGAACAAATCCAGCCAACCGCGCTGTACCTTTCGCACCTCTTGCGGCATAAACATCGTTGCTAGCTCTTCCGCCGACAACATATCCGGCGCGATACCGTCCTGTTCCAGCCTCATTTCCCGATAAGCCTTCGGCGAATAATGCCCGCCGTCCGGATGTCGGGGCAGCTCGCCGTGCGGGCGGTTGTTGTATTCGTCGATACACTTGACCACATCCGCGATAAAACGCGACCAGCTCGGCAGTTTTTTCAAATATTTCTGTTGTTCCTCCGTCAAATCCTTGCCTTTTTCCAAAGCGTTAAAAGCACTTTCCATCTTGCGGTACATCAGGTTCTTCGTGCTGCTGTCCATCCCGCTGCCCGCAAACGTCTCATACTGGCGCGCCATCTCAATCAGATTGTCTTTCCACCATCGCTCAATGATGCCGCGCCCTTGCGGGTTGCCCGCGATACCCGTTTCATGCCGGATACCCAGTCGGGACGTAATACCCGTGATTTCATGGTCTATCGTCTTGCCGGTTTGGCCGCCGCCGTTATCCGAGTAATAGATAATAGGCAAACCAAAATGCTTGACCCCGATACGCAGAGCGTCCGATACCGCCACACAACTTTCAGCCAACGAAACCGAAAAACCGACCACAAACCGCGTACAACCATCAATAATCACCGTCACTTCCGGCTTAAACGGCCTGCCGTGTACCGGATGTGCCACCTTCGCTTTAAAGCTGTGGCCGTCGCCGATCCAAACATCGTTAGGCTTCAAAGCCCCCCAATCACGTTTCACATAAGGCAGCAGCGATTTATAAGCCGCCCCCGTTTTCCTGCCGCGCTCCTGCATAATCAACGGTAGCTTGTCCCAAACGCGCCGCACCATACTCAAGTTAGGCACATCATTGACCGGCATATTTTCCGCTTCCGCCCACTGCACAAACCGGCGGTAGCTATGTGCCAGTTTCGGAGCTGAAGGGATGTTGTGAAACTGCATAAACATCGGTAACCAACCGTAGCTCTCAATCGGCTTAACCGCCTTCGTCGTCTTCGGAGCCAAAGCGACCAACCGCTCCGTCGCGTTTTCCGCTTTCAAATAAGCAGAAATCCAGCCGTCTAAAGTGCGTTCGCCAACCTTTGCCGACCGGCTGCGGTCATTGGCCTTTTCCAAGTTCCCAAGCGTGACCGCGTCCAATTTACCTTCTGCCAGCAAGCCCAAAAACTGAGCCACCGCAGCCTTCGCAGAGCAACCGTATTGGTATTTAATCCCCAATACCGCCGCCACCACCGCACATCGCGCATCCGCCACCGACCGTTGTTTCTCGTTCAACAGCTTGGCCGCTTCAGCCAGTGCCTGAGCCGACATCGCCGTCCCCGGTCTGACTTGGGGCAGGGTTTTCGGCATCTTCTCCGCCAGCTCGTCCGACTGCCGTTTCATGATGGCTGCTCGGATTTCGGCAGGGAGGGAAGCGATTAAGTATTTTTTCAGACGGCCTCCACGCGCTTTGCCAACTTCTTCGATGTACGGCCAGTTCTGGGTTTTTGCTCTCTCCCTTAATCCTCTTGCTGTTGTAGGAAGCCCTTGAATATTAAGTTTAAGCAGCTCACCAATCGTTATCCCCATCTTCGTTTCCTCACTCGTCAATTCTTAACCCCAGCTTAATCGCGATAGCGCGCCCCTGACCGTATCGACACTTTGATTTCCCCGTCAACACGCGAGTAACATCTACGGAGTTGTGTCCGTTTTCTCTCGCCCATTGCGCAACTGTTAAATTATTGTCTTTTAACCATTCTCTAACTTCATTTACTGTTTTAGTTCCCAT